TGTCCTCGTTGAATCGGTATCCGAGCGCGCGCAGCTTGCGGCTCGCCCGCTGCCAGAACAGCAGTTCATTGCCAGCGCGGATCGGCCGCACACGATTGCAACCATAGACAGACGGCGACTTGACGTTGATGTTTGTCGGCGCGATGGGCTTCTCCACGCCGCCGGAAATCGTGAATTCGCCGCCATAGGTCAGGCCGACCAGCGCGTTGATCTGCGCGATGTGCGTGATCGGGTTGATCTGGTCGGACGAGAGCGACATCTGCATCGCATCGTCGTCCAGAGTCCCCAACTCGAAGTTCAGGTACTCACCGATGCGCGAGCCCCACACGGTCTGTGGATAGGCAGTCGATCCGGCCAGGTACAGTCGCTGCTGGTACAACGTGCAGGCGCCAGGGTAGCCGTTCGTCGCGTTCCACACCGATGATTCCAGCGACCACGATCCAGCCGGCGCTCCGATGGTCGCATCCATCACAGCACGGATTTGTGCGCTGACCACCGTCGCCGAGGTGTGGGCCGTGATCTTGGCGAGACCGCGATTCACCTTCACATACTTGCCGACGTCCGTCGAGCGCCAGCCGGCCGCCGACAGCGTGAGCGTGACCGTCTGCCCAACCGGGTCTTTTGCGCTGGGCGTGCAGGTCGTCTGTGGGCTGCTCTCGATAACCCACTCACCGGATGCTGACGAGGTGCTGCCGAATTCCTGAGTGACGCTGACCGTGACGACCGTGGTCGAGGTGTAGGCCGTGATCGTTGCCCGGCCGCTGCCATAGGTGATGTCGCGGCCAACGTCGGAGGCGAGGAAAGCCGCTGCCGCTGCCGTGGCAGATATGCCGGTGCCGACCGCAGCGGACGAGAGCGTGAGGCCGGTTGCCGGGCGCTCGCCAAGTTCGTCGAACGGCTCGGTTTCAAACGGCGCTGTCGTCAGCGTCCAGTTATCCACGGCGAAGCGCTGCAGCCGCCTGGTGGCCGTGCTGGTGTGCGCGATGAACATGGTGTCCGCGCCCTGCGAATAGCCGATCTCGGCCACCGTGGCGGTGCTGTAGGGCGTCGCGATCTCGTAGGGCGAGCCTGAGTGCAGGATCTGCCCGCTCTCGTCGAAGAAGCGCGCGTACAGGTCGCCGAATTCGAGGATGTAAGCCTGATCGCGGTTGAACACGAACGGCACAAGGCGCACCTCCTTGGTGCTGTCCTTCACTTCCGCATACCAGCGCGTGCCGGCCCGGCGCTTGACGCCGCCCTGTATCGTCGGCGTGCCGTTGCGGATGGTCTTGGCGCCATTGGCATACCGGCTGATGTCGAACCGGCCATAGATGCGCGGCGACAGTTCGCCCGCCGTGAAGTTGGTCTGTGCGTAGTTGATCTTCGGCACTGATCAGCCCCCGTACCGGCTAGCCAGCAGCGGGAAGTCGCCGAAGGTGTCCGGCGGGTTGTCCTGTCCATCGACCGTGCGCGCGAGCTTGAGGAACGGTTCGAGTACCTGCGTCGTCAGTTGTTCCAGGCTCGTCGATGCAGTGACCGGGTACGTGAAGACCTGGCGCATGACCGCTTCCATCGCGCGGATCGCGAGCGCGTCCCAGGTCGCTTCCTGGTCGTTTCTCCAGACATAGCGCAGGTAGAACACCGACTCATCCGTCAGGAAGTAGCCGGACTCGTGCAGGTAGTCGATCCGGTCCTCGGCGTACTGGCCGACCTGCATGGTGCGCAGCCAGTCGTCAGGCTGGCGGAAGCGGTTGGCGTAGCCGAAGGCGGGCGGCGAGGTGTCGGCCGCGAGGATCACCCGCTTCGTGGCGAAGTTCCACGGATGCGAGCGCAGCAGGTAGTCGCGGCAGGACGGGTACAGGCTGGCAGCCAGCCGTGCGCGTGGCGTCGCGTCGTCGAACGATGCGATGGGCTCGTCGCCGAGCGAGAGCAACGCATTCGAGCAGATGGTCACCGATGATGTAATTTCCGTCTCCCCATTCGTGCAAAAGGTCGGACGAGCAACCGCCCGCCCGACCCGTTGTTGCCCTGCCCTACTCAGCCGGCCTAGTTGCCGTCGACGTAGCGCACCTTCAGCGAGATGTCACCGGCTGCCGTGGTAGCGGCGGTCAGCGTCATCGCGATGTCGTACAGCTTGCGCGGGTCAGCGGTCAGGCCGAGGGCTTCCCACAGCGGCTTCTCCACGTCCTCGATGCCATACACGCCGGACTCATGCACGATGTTCGTGCCCGTGGTGATCGCCGTGGCAATCGACACGGCCGAGCCGAACAGGTCGGCATCAACCACCGCGCCAGCATTGACGGTCGGTACGTCGTACAGGCCCACATCGCCCGCGCCGCTGGTGACGGCATCGCACAGCAGGATGACTTCCGAGACGCGAGCGCCCGAAGGGATACGCGCGAACCGGTAGATCGAGGCGATGCTGTCGCCGTTGGCCGCTGCAACCGTGCCGACGGACTCCTTCATGCGCCCCTCTTGCAGGCGGGTGGAATTGAGCTTCTGCGAAGCGGTGTCCGCGTTCGTGATCGCGGTGGACTTCAGTTCAACGACTGCCATGATTGATACTCCTTCGGGTTATGGCGATCAGGACTCGACGCACGCGATCTCGACGACCTTCTCTTCCTCGACACGAACCGCGCCGAGACTCATCTTCGCGTAGGGGCGCATGTTGTAGCCCTTGCCCGGATCTTCACCGATGCGCACCTTGATGTCCTCGCCGATGCCCAGAGCCACGCCGGTCTTCGCCCAGGCATACAGGTAGCGCGTGGTCGAGATCTTCGCGAACCGCTCCGAGGGAATCATCGTGAAGCCCATGAGCTTGCCTTCGCGAAGCTGTCCGGACTGAAGCGACAGGACCGTATTGACTTCGGAGTTCGTTAGCGTGGTGTCCGAGAGCAGGTCGGAGAGCGCCGTCGAGCTGTAGCCCATGAACAGCTCCTGACCGTTCTCCTCGTCCGCCTCGTTTGCGCGGAAGATCTTGCGGGTCTGGATCATCTTGGCCTTGGTCAGACCCGTGCCGCCGACCGCGATCTTCTGCGCAGCGGGAAGCGCCACGTTGCCAGTGCTCGAACGGGCGTTGCCGGCCAGCGCGGTGATGATGACCTCATCCTTCGCGCGGGACAGTGCCTGCACCATCGCCTTCGTGTATTCGCTGGTCGGGTCCGCCATCATGCGGATCTTGTCCTGATCGTCCAGCATGTCGCCATCTTCCCAGTCGAACAGGTCGATGAAGCGCGTGGAGTGCGGCTGGTCGTTGATCGGGGTGTCGCCGTGGCGTGCGGTGCGGCGCTGCGCGGTGCGTGCGCCCAGACGGTTGATGCTCTTGCTCGCGCCCTTGATGCCGCTCTCGACGGTCACAGCGCGCTCAAAGCGGCTGGACATCTGCTGCGACAGGTGCATGAAGTTGTCCGCGAACTGCTGGACAAATGCTTCGGTGATGTACTGGCTCATGATCTGCGTCTCCATTGAGGAAGTCGCCGGATCAGGGTGTCCGCTCGGATGTGCGGGCCTGCTACTGCTGCGCGCCTCGTGTCGGCTGAGTTACACGGGCTGCGGGCCTATCGGGTCGGGTATCCGCACGCCACTGCGGGCCGATGTATTGGCCGCAATGGTCGCGCGATGAAGTGGCCGGAATCCCGGCAAGATGCAGGGGTCAGGCGGTGATTGATGCGCTGCCGCCGAGCTTCTGCTTCGATGTGCCGAAACGCTTGGCGTAAAGCGCATCGTACTGCGCCTTCACAGCCGGCCTACGCTTGTCGGTGAGCGGGAGTTCTTGCAACTGCTGGCGCAGTGTCGCGGCCTGCACCTCGAACTCCTCGACGCTCATGCCGCCGCCTGCGCCCTCGGTGTGCGGGCTGGTGTCCTCGCCCAGCTCCGGGCCGATGGCGGCCATGATGCGGATGAACAGCGGGTTGTCGCCCAGACCCGCCGCCTCGATCTCGTCGAACGTGACGCCGATCTTCGATGCGAATGCCTCGGTGGCGCGGTAGGCAAGTGCGAAGTTCGCCTTGGCCTCCTCCGGCTTCGCCCACACCTCAGACAGCGCAGCCTTGCACTGCTCGGCGTCGAGTTTGCCCGATCCCTCGACCAGCGACGGCGCGACTTCGAGGAACTGCTCGATGGCGAAACTCAACTGGTCGTTCGTCATCCCCTTGGCGTGCGCCCCCTTGAGGAATGTCTGCATCGCAGGATCGGCCTTGAACTCGTCGAAGTTGAAGCCCTCGACGCCCACCTTCGGCGCGTACTCGTCGGCGGACTTCGGCGGCAGATCGCCCGAGCCGAACCGCTTCTCCAGATGGCCGTGTGCCTCGGCTACCTTGCGCGCCGACGCTTCGAGGTCGAACGTCCCGTCTTCTTTCGTGACGCGGTGCTTTTCGGGTATCCAGTCGAAGGCGCCAGCGGTTCCGGTTGCGGGGGCGGCACCAGCGCCGGATGCGAGAGCAGATGAGGCGGCGCCGGCACCGCTTGCCCCGGCTGCGCCTGCCGGATCTGTTGCGCCACTTCCGACGCCTCCACCACCGGCCCCGCCTTCCGTCCCATCAGTCGCTTGATCCATCCAAACATGTCGGTTACTCCTGGTCGTCATCTGTCGGCGCTCCATTGGCTGCGTTGATGCGGGACAGAATGTGCGTCACCACGCTCATCTGCCCAGCGTTGAAATCGGTCTGCCGCTGCGCCTCCAGCCCGCCCTTCACGTAGGGATTTCGGCCGAATCGCGCGACCAGTTCTTCGAGGATCTGTGCGCCCTCGGGAATGCCCTCGAATATGCGGGCATATGCCTCGGGCGGGAGTGGCTCGGACATGCGAGTCCTTCAGGCTAAAAAAACCGCCCGGAGGCGGCTGGTTGAATCAGATTCGGCCGAACCAGTCGGGTTTCGTCCGCATCTCATACGGGCCGATGGCCGGCGTTGCTGCGAATGCCCGGCGGTCAAACGTGCCGG